TTGAAGCTTAGGCCCAAACTTGCCAGCTTGTTACGCATTGCCGGTATAATACTTAGCAGCTTCTTTTTATCGGCGTGTATACAATACATATCGTCTACGTATCTGCCGTGGTATTTTATGCCTAAATCTTCTATATACCAGTCTACCGCGTTGAGTAAAAAATTAGCAAATAGTTGAGCAAATAAATTCCCGATGGCTACGCCTTTGTTTTCGCTGTTGGTAAATAACGATTTATTAGCCGGGAGATAATCCCAATACTTAGTCGGGCTATGTCGTTCACAGTTCCTTTCCGGATGGTGTAACACCACCGTTTGACATAGGTAGCGTAAATCGTCAATATCCGCACCGGTATAATACTTAACTATAAATTGGTCTATTATCCGGGCTAATAACATTTTATCAATGCTCATGAAAAAGCCTTTTAAATCAAGTTTCAATATGTAGCAATCAGTGGTATACATGTTGCTGCATTCCGCTATGTCTTGGCGTAGTCTGTTAATTCCGTACAGTTGTCCTTTTCCTTTTCGGCAGTTAAACGTACGCGGGCTAAATACTAATTCAAATAGCGATTCCAGCCGAAGCGCTATATAATGGTGTACTATTCTATCTTCAAAGGACGCCGCAAATACTTCTCTATATCGTGGTCGTGACACGATAAAACAGATTGATTTACCCGGTGTGTACGCTCGGGTGTTGATACGATCTCGTAAAGTAATTAAATTACTTTCGTAGTTTATTTCATACACTATCGCGCTAGCTGTTCTCCGCTTATTTTTGCGGCAGTTATAGTACGCTTCTAAAATATCTTCTGTATTAACCATAATTTGTTATTTATAAAATCCGTAAATAGTGCTGACACAGGGCGAACTCGATTCGTGTTCGTAGACTTAGTGTTGTTGTTCATGTTGCCGTCGTTAAGATTCAGATTCCAGGCATTCGTAGCGCTGTTCTCGGTAAGTCGCAAATCTGTGCTGCATTGTTTTCTTAACCATGAATGATGGTATGCAGCCCATTTATTACGGAAATTGCTCTCCCGGTTGGTCTTAACTGCCCGGTTCTGGCTGCTCTCTAATTAGTGAGTTTTTCCAAGCTGTACACTGTTTGCCTATGGCGTCCATTAATTCTATAATATTTGCATGCTGTCCTCTTCCTTTTATCCATTCTCTTTCTCCAGCTTTACGCATTAGGGTTTTTAAAATTTCAAATTCAGTTTGGAAATTTATTAAATACTGTATACGAATTTCTCTATTACGATTTATGTACGCCGCCGCTATGTCCTGTAAAAGTTGTATACCTAGATCGTGCATCTTAGCCCCTATGGTATATTTATAGGCGTGTGGAAAGTTCGGTGTAATATCTAATATTTTATCCAATAGTGTATTTACATCTATGTATATGCGTGTATTTGACACTAATTTTATTTTGTCCATCCTAATTTGTAATATGGTGCGGCTTTCGCCGCACCTAAAATTTAAAAGAGTTAAAGATTAAGAAATAAATGCTGACACAGGGCGAACTCGAATCGTGAACGTAGACTTAGTGTAGTTGCTCACGCCGCCGTCGGTAAGACTCAGATACCAGGCATTCGTAGCGCTGTCCTCGGTAGATGTCCAATAAGCATCTTCTACTAACTGCATAGCACCACTAATAAGACTTAGAGCGTAATTTACTTTAAGCATGTTAGCATATATCATCATCATTTCACCTGTGGAAGGAAGCCACCATTTACCCGCTGTCAATCCATAACTATTTGCATTTACGCGGCTATATAAATTACAAAAGCCCGGGGCATAGCTAACTGTATTTGTAACAGCACTTCCGGAAGCGGCAATTTGAGCGGCGGTATTTGTTTTTCCGGCCCAGTCGTTTATGGCAGTAACCCGATCGGGTGTAGTCACACCTCCCCCGCTAATAGCAGCGCTACTCCAGTTTAATTTACTTGCTGACTCAGTAGGTGCCACCACAAGGCATTTTCCGCCCTCAACAATAACAACACCGTCGGAGGTTTCTCCCCCTGTCTGTATTGCTGTCCACTTATACGGTTTTACCATCAAAGGGTAATTGTCTGATTTTCGATGGTACATTATAAAAATACCATCTTCTATTCCGTTTAAATTTACACTCCCAATCATCGCCGTCTTTAAATCAGAAGGCGCGATAAGTGTCACATTACCGTTGGCATCCGTCATCAGTACTTTTTGGCCCGTATTTACTGTTGTAACAGTAGTTTGGGCACTCAACTTTTTTGTTTGTTTTGTCATAATCTTAATTTTAATATTATGTATTAAATATAGTGTCCCATGTTTTATAATGGGTATTTCCTAATCCGTCGGTATAGGTCAGTCCTTCAATCGGATCTATCCTAATTTTCACCCCTCTACCTGATAGTAATTCTAAATTACCAACCCGTGTTAGACTGTCCGAATCTGTTTCATAATTAAATCTAACTAAATCAGTTCTGGCGTCCCCCTGCGGTAAGTTTGTCCCATCCTGCACCGATACGGGCCCGCGCATTTTTAATCCCCCACTATTAGCATCTATTATAATGCTGTTTCCATGTATTGCATCCTCGCTTTTAATTGTTATATTTTCAAAAGTTCCTGTCTTGCAAATAACATTCCCGTCTTTAGCTTGAAATAATATATTACCGGAACTATCTTTCATGTCTATGGCTTCTACACCCATGTTCTTAACCAATGCATATGTAGCTAATAATATCTTTGTGGCCACAAGTTCTATTTTGTCTCCAAGTTGCCAGTAACCATTATTATTATCTTCCGTACTAGTTGGATAATTTGTAGAAGTCTTAGTGTGCGACTTTACACAACTGTAATAATTATCCCCATACATTGCAACATCTTTCCAGGTATCTGAATTCCCCCCCGACTGAAATACGTAACCTACTACGCAATCGCTCCAGGACTGAGGCCCGCGTAAAGTAGGCCCCGTATTTCCGCGTTCGCCATATTTCGATACATTATATCCAACTTCTGATGTATTGTCGCTGTAGTTCCAAACTGTTTTTGTCCATAGATAGCCACCTGGAACGGCTGTAGGTATATTACTTGACCAGGCCCCAGTAGGAACCACCGTACCACTACTTCCTATCTGATAGGTAATTGTTGTGGAAATTATTCCTACTCCGTCTTTCCCCGGGATGCCGTCATTACCTGTATCACCCTTGGCCCCATCCATAATAAAAGGAAGAGTTTCAAAATCAAGCACATTACTATAATCATTTGCAGGTTGATTGGCATCTGATGTTAATGCCACATTTATATATCTCCCGTATCGAGCCGCTTCCCAGTCATTCTGGAAAAGAATAAATGAATCCGTAGACGCGTCTATCCAAGAACTATCTACTTGACTCTTTTTCCACAGCTTGAATCCTGCTGGAGGCTGTGATAGATATGTAATTTCCCCTCCATTATTAACTCTAATAGATGCCGTGCAATCGCTTGGAGACGCGCTATTATCATTACTTATAGTGACAGAGTCTGCGCTAAGAGTAATTTGATATAATATCGCATTTGTTCCATTTGTTCCATTTGTTCCTGGATATCCTGACGCTCCGGAATATACTTTTTTTATTGTGTAAACCGCGGATAATATTCCTACCGAAGCTTTTGTTGCTGATATTACAAAAGTATTAAGGTCGGCTGTTATCATCGCTAAAGTTGGGGAAAATACATAGCCGTTTCCGGTAGTGTCCGTATATGTTCCTACCTGCACGCCATCTTTTTTGACTGTGTAAACCCACCCGGCATTAAGTGAAGATCCTTTATATATAAAGGTTGTGGTAGTTTCCAAAGTGGCGTCATCATTTACTATTCCATCTTCATCACAAGCCACGGCCGACATTGAATTTGTAAGATCTAATAAATAATTATCAGAGCCATTAAGACCAGATTTTATGACCGCTATATTAATAGAGCTGATAATATTTCCTGCCCCGGGTTGATTGGTATCTGATGTTAATGCCACTTCAATATAATCCGGTATGTCCCATCCCTCCTGATATACATATCCTTTGTTTATTACAGAAGCCCACGAAGTATCTGTATTATTTTTATACCACATAGCGAACCCGGTAGGAATTGAATTTGGATATATAATCTGGTTACCAGAAGATTGCTTAATCTTTACGGTTACATAACTAGGAGTCGACGAATTATCATTAGGGTCAACAATTATATAATTGGAAGATGGAACGATGCTATATATAATTGTAGCATCGCCCTTATCTCCCTTATCCCCTTTAAGGATATATTTAACCACCCGAGTTACAGCAACTCCCATTTATTTTAATTTTTTGAGGTTATCGTAATTGATACATCGCCCCCTGCTTGTTGACAGTGCGCGCGTGTAACGTCAGAACTTAATTTATCCGTATTTCGATCGGAGTCGGAATTAAGATATACACCGGCAGCATCTTTAATAACAAAATAGAAAGTCGTTGCTAAAGCCTGTGTACTAGTTCCACGCTTGACTACAACGGGCGTGTAAGTAACAACGCCATTACCGCTTGTATCTTCTGTTATTGCTTCATCCTCAGGAGACGGATGCGGATCAATGTCGTATGGATCACTAGCATCCATAACCCCTTGTATATCTTTTCCGATCTCGGTACCACTTCGATATACGGTTGCTCGGTACTCTCCATACGTGGTGATATCCGAAGCATTTACTGTTAAAGTCTGGGCAGTTTGGCCCGTGATAATTGCCCACCCGCTTGCACCCATTTTTTCCCAGGCGTACGTTAGATTCTGTGTTAGTTCATTTCCACTTTGATACGCTTTTGCCTTCAAAATACAACTCCCGGCTTTAGCAGTGATAACAAAATTCTTCGTATCCCCTGCCGCTATTGTAACACGATAACTACTACCCGTTGCTTGTTGTATCGGTATAGTGTAGCTGGCTTGTATGTTGTCGGACTGCGTGCCATACGATATACTAGCTACCATCTTAATTACGGCCGAGGCGTATCCGGCTGTAGCTGCGATATTAGAAATTATTTGCAAACCGTAATATAAATTGTCGCCAGCGGGAGAAATCTTTTTAAACAAGCCGGCAAATACTCCCGTAGATGTGTCACCGCTAAAAGTTATTTTAGTGCCGTTGAAATAATAATCGATAGCGTCTGGTGTTGCAACCCCTTCCGCCACACGACTACTTGTACACACAAAATATAAGGTGGGCTTAGTCGTAGAGAAATCTGGTCGTACTGCCGTAATTTCTTGCAGTGTTCCTTCGTATTCTTGATATATGTCTCCATCAGGACACATAATAAGCGCGGTATATGTACCTGCTTTTGATATAAACTTAATAGTTCTTGTTGCTGATGCGCTACTCATAATTATACCTCCGTTTCTTCATTTACTGTTGTAGACTCTGTTGCGTTGTCAGGACTCTCGGTTTGCTCAGTAGACTCTGTTGCACTGTCAGTTATTGGTACAATAAATCTCTCATCCGTTGCTTGTGGAAGATCCCGGCTAGCTGTGCCATCTTGCTCTTCTTTCGCTTCATGCGCTAACAATGCGATGCCGCCGATTTGCGCTAAAATAGTACTTAGCTGGGTTAATGGGCCAAAGGCCAACATGTCTCCTTGCCAAAGCAAATAATTACCATCCTTGACCGTATTACGGTCGTTTTCTAAGTGCAGATAAGCTGCTACTTTTGGGTTTACTTTAATGTAACGTGCCATGATTTTTATTTTTTAATGTATTAATAATACGTTTCCGTCTCCATCTTCAAATACTACTCCGTCTCCGTCCTCCATCGCTGCTACTGGACCGCGATCTATAACATCTAACCCAATAACAGCGCCAAACAATTGACTTAGTGCAGCTGTTGGTATTGTTACGTTCATTCCTTGCGCCACTAGATTATAGCTAAGGCTACCTCCAGAAGTGTTTGTAGCTATATACCACAAAGGAAGTAATTCTCTTTCCGGATTACTGATACTCCCATTAGTGCCCCATATTCTAGCTTCCACTGCTATTACCATAAGATTAGAAGGTATGTTAGTAGGCGCCGAATAATCAAATTCAAATTTAGGGAGTCTACGAACAAACGCTACAACTTTACAGGGTGAAGAATCATTAAGCGTGATACCAGACGGATTGCCGTTTATGTCGTATTTAGCCCGGCATCTAATATACAAGTCAGTCCCCATTAAATTTTTATTTACAACACAACTAGTTCCATCCGGAGATACGGTAATGTCGTAATCTAATGTTGTTTCTGCGCCCACAACGGCCCAGATAAGATCATTCGGGTTCCATTTTTCCCAAACAAACAACCGTTTTGCTGCCGGGCATTCGTTGGAACCTAATTTTAAAGATGCCGTAATAGTTTGTGTATCAGTATCAGTTAGAGGATTGTATACCGATGTATCCGCAGTATCTAAATTTAGCAATGGCTGATAAACCGTAGAATTTCCGCAGAATACCTGCTTTGTTCCTTGTATAATATACACCTGGTTAGTGCGAGTATCTATATACTCTGCGTAGAATTGTAATGTAATAGGCGCATTTGTAGAAGCATTCTTTTTAACCTTTATCCGCCCGGCATTATCCCCACTTCCGGTAACTTCATAATTGATATTTCCACTATCTATCAGGGTAGTAATCTTATTTACTATTTCATACCATTTTACATTAGTTAGATACTGATTTATACGTCCAGCAAATACCACTTCATCTCTATCCAGACGTGATATGTTTGGCTGTATTATTACAGGTGTAACAGTATAATCCGGAGTGTATTCCTGGGCATCAGCGTCGTAACTCTGCCTTTCCGGGACGCTTCCGTCTATCGCAAAACTTACATCAATTTGCAACGACCTAATATTGAATTCAATTCTCTTTCTTCTCATATTCAACGATTTTTATGTTAATATTCAAAACTTGCGCTTTGCACACAGGCTGCGTTTCCTTCCCCGTCCCGAAGTGTTACAGTAGCTGTAAATCTAATCTTCTTTGGCATATACCCGTTAATATCGCAGTCGGAAATAATTAGCGATAGGTATTTACCACTATTAGCTCTCCGGAGCACCCAGGCGTTATCAGATGCAATGCGCTCTACTCCGTCTGCATCTTCACTATATCGCGTCCACATCACGTCTGCGTCTAATATATCTTCGGTTATATCTAAGTTATACAACTTTGCTACAATAGTTAATGCGGTGTTAAAATTATCCATATCGTATATATTTTCCATTTCCGCGAAATCCACTGTAAACTCGGGATTTCCTTCTATCATGGCCCAGTCGGTATTATTCCATGCTGGCGCTGTGGTAGTACCTGTTTTTTGACAGCGATATTTACAACCGTTATACCACACGTCCGAAATCTCATATACGCCGGTTGTAGGATTCTTCGCATTATGATAGTATGATTCTGTATCACTCCAGGCGCCGCGGTCTACATATTCTGCTATAGGTGCACCTTGATAATCTATACGGATCATATCCGTAGTAATAATACCTGGTATATACATATAATCACGGCCATCACGCAGTGGCAAATTTAAAGCTTTCAAAAAATCGGGTGGCGTTCCCAGTACAGCACCGTAGTTAGTCTTATCGATGATAGGCTTAGTCACCCCTATCAGCTTAACTATTCGTCCTTCTGTGCTACTAAGATATAAGCAGCTTTGTCGTGTCGTATCCGTTTGATTGCCCCAGCGTGCTATTTTCATCATAGCCGCCGGCGGATAATTTTTACCTGCAGGCGTTTCGTCGTCCGGGTACTGCGTTACTTCGATGTAATTATTAGCCGTGTTAACGCTGTTAACTCTAAACCACGCAGTATAGTAAGTACCACTTCCGGCGCTTAGGTTGTTAATTATTCCTTTAAGGACATTATTAACAACCTGGGCGGTGAAATATCCATCCCACTTGCTGCGCAGATGCAAGCCGTAGCAACTATTACCCAATTCGTCTACACTTTCTATCGTGTCTGCCTCGGTTAATAGTTGGTCACCTTCGATAGTAGAAAGCCTGTTAACTATAAATTCTACGGCCTCGAAGTAACTGCGTACCCGGATGCTTTCAAACTCGCCGTTACCCAAATCGTCTACGCCTGCACCAGAGCCGGCGTATAGTGATTTAATGAATGTACCAAATTGCGCACCGTCTTTAAAGATAGACAGTCCTATAGATTCTAAACCCTTCTGGAATGTTATCTTACCGGCTGCTACATCATCCGCTACACTGCTTAAAAATTCATCGCGTATTGGGCTGTCTGCATCCAAGTCATAAGCTTTAGCCGCGTGCGTAGCTTCATTAGCTGTTCCGGCATTATTCGCATATCCTGCTTTATCAGAATACTCTGCCAAATCGGCTTTAACTGCGTGCGCTGCTTCTTTAACGGTACTAGTGCCTGTACTATTTCCAGCCGTAGTAATACCAGAGGCACTGCCACTACTTTTTTGCTTAACTAAAACTTTTACATCTATCATGCGTTAACCTCCTTTAATGATAATTCCGCATAACCTTCCATAAGATTGCGCCCTATACCCTGAACAAAAAATTCTTTATCCAATGCCGGATGTGTGTAGTGTCTAAACATACTTATTATGCCGGTCTTATCCATTAATTTTTGTTCTATAAGTATCCTCGGGGCGTGATACTCATTGTAGTAGTTATCTACGTACAGATGCTCTGGTTTAGCCTCTGAGTCTTTCATATAATCATATATAGTCAGTAGGCCATTTTGTGTAGATATATTTAGCGGTGTTGATAACTTAACCGTATCCGTAATACCCAGAGCCTGACATTCGGAAGTAGTTAAAGCGCTGTTAATCTTCATTTCCAAATCATCTTTTTTATTCACATAAGTTTCTACCGTATCACTCATATAAATTAGATCATTATCCCCTGTGTTGTTAACTAGTCCGTTATCACTGTATACTTTAACCTCAAAAGATTTTAGCATAATACTACTAACGTGAGCCAGTAGTGGTACGCTGCTGCTGCCCCATGCAGTGTGTCTAAAGAATGTAGGATGCCTACGCGTAATAACATCCCAGGTAGTATTGACCGGGCCAAGTATCATAAATTTAACTTGACCACTTATCTTATCGCTCTTTTTAATCGGTATGGCTATACCCTCTACGTCGATGCCCGTAGTATAGTTGATATTATTCTGTAGGCTAAATTCAGTACCTACTAATTTATCGCCTATCTTAGGATCGAAGCCAATAGTAAAGCATTGTTGGTAGTACTCGTCATCACTGGCACACTGCTCACGTGTCTTATAAGTTCGCCAAGAAAAATCAGACACCTGGCCCGCAATACCTGTTTCTACTACACATTTATTACCTATAATTAGCATACAAGCTAAGACAGCTACTTTACTTATCGTGTCCGTGTTGTCACCTATTGCACTATAATTAAATTCATATTCCTCCGGGCCGGTACCTGTAAAAGGTACTAGGCCATTATTAGTAGTATTGTCCCATACAGGTGTAGAAGAAGGTGTAGAAGCTTTCCACCACTGCTGCGTATAATATCTGCCGTCTCCGTTGTTTCTACTGGGTACTGTACGATGATACCACAAATCCTCCCAGGCTTGTGTATTGAGCAAAGCATTATAGTATCCAGTAATAGCCATTATTGGATTAAGTATCACATTACCAGATAATACTATATAATTAGTTGTAGCCTCATCTGATGGCGAAAATACGCCTCCTGTAGTATTACCTTTATATACGGCATACGGTATATGCGCTTTGATATCACTATCCAGAGGGTACGTTTTTTCTTCGTCATTATCTACGCCATTACCATTAATACTAATCACTAAATAATTTGTCATCTCTACTTTGGATGTTAAACTATTATCGTTTTTAGCCGTATTAGTTACCTTACCCAGAGAAAGAATGCACGCCCCCGGAATCGTACGTAGCAGATTCGGTAATACTTGCTGATTCGCATTATTTTGCGCGTAAAGATCTATAAAATTAGTAGTTCCACCGTTCATAGGAAAAATCCATTGCTTATTATTCATTACCTGCAAATACCAATTAGTAATAGTTCCCCCATCATAGTCTGTACTTTTTCCTTTAACCATATTTTCAAAAGCATTATATGCTGTTATTCCTTCTCCGTCGCTAGAGTATTCAGTCATGTACTTTTGTTTATTTCCGTAAGGTGATACTAGCAAGTCACTATCTAAAGGACTTTCTATAATACTTTCTATACTCTCTATTTTACAGGTAAGTAGCAATTGATTAAATACTTCACCTACACTAATCGTAGTGTCCGTGTCAGCAGCTATAGCAGTTTCTATTGTGGTTACTCCATGTGATGCCGTAATCGTCTTAGTGACATCGTTTATATCTGTAAAAACTATATCATCGTCGCCTTTTATACTTGACCAATCGAAAATATAAAAAGTAAATCCGTCTTGCACAATGTGCAAATTAAGATAGCGAAAAATCTCGTCTACTACTTTATCCTGCTGCCAAGTATCATCTTCTTTGTCACCTAAAAATAACAGTTCAGATATACTTAGCTGCTCGAATATCATATACTTGTTAGCTGCTACATTGTCTACGGCTTTGCTTCCGTCATAGTAATAGTCAATATTATGGCCGCCCACTATGTCCAATACAGCTGATGCTCCGTTAAATATTTCTGTTAGTATGTCATAAAAAGTACGTTGGCTAGCTTCTGACTTAACTATATTATATAATATACCGGCGGCGCCGATATTATGATACTTAGAATATTGCAATGCCGATAGCACATCTATACAACTTAATTCTAATTCATCGTAAACTTCATTATAATCTTGCGAGTAAGCTTGGGGTTCGATAAACCCTGCAAATATGCACGTTTCATTTTTATATATGTTTATTACCGCGTCCCTGGCAGAGGCACAGAAAAAATCAGATATGAAGTTGCTAGTTAGCAAATGTATAGATGCCTGATACTTTAGTAGATGGTCAAAAGTATCATTAATTTGGCTTTTTATTTCTACTGGGTTATCGGCAGTAAAATATAGCCCGGCATCATCGTTGCCGATCTCTACATTTTTAGTAGTATCATTACCGGTAACGATATGCACGGTAATGGTATCGCCTATCTGATTTATAAATGATCCATGTATATACATATCGATTATAGTTTAATATTAGTTCTATGACCAGACTTGCTACTAATCCGCGTCTCATTCGCAATAGTAGCTACTAAATCACGGCCTTTAACTCTGAATTCTCCACCTACTGCCACATTGTTTGATTTAAGCATCCCACGCAGTTTGTCTAACGGTGCCACGACTTCCGGATTATTACTTGCCCCGGGATATTCACCCATAAGACCTAGCGTTGGCCCTGATATAACACCGCCATTAGCAAAAGGCATAACGCCTATTCCCTGTGTTATAGTTGTTGCCGCGGCAACAAATCCCGCTGCTATTCCAAATCCGACGAAAGGTAATGACGCGTGAGCCGCAAAATATTCGGCGCTTGCCAATTCCATAAAAGACGCAGTAGCTAATTTATTCGCAACAATAACCGGTAAAATTGCTACAGCGGCAGCCGCCTGGGCAGCCGCATCTATGCCAGTAGCAGTTGCCGTCGCACCAGTAGCTACAGCTTCCGCTGTTTTGGCCGCCGCGTGTGCCGTTGTAGCAGTAGTTAGCAAATTAATAATACCTACTATGGTACTAATGCTTTCATACAATTGTATAAAACCATCTATAATCCCCGTAATCTTCTGCCAAGCATTTCCATTGCTGTTTAATGCACTAGTTATATTATTTATTCCGTCTCCAAAACCTTTTATACCTTCCCAACCTTCTTTATATGTTGCAAAACTATGAGCCACCGTACTACGCCAACTTTCATACGTTCCTATAAGATTCTCAATATCTTTGCGTTGATTCTCAGTAGGAGGATTGTTTACATCATTTAATTGCGTTTGTAAGTCTTTAATTTTCTCTTTTAATTCATCAATACCAATACCTCGTACTTTTAGCTTAAATTCTTTACTGCTAAGGCCGCTAATCTGAGCTACTTCTTTTTGCATAGCTGGTATATCTATACCCCTCTGCAAAGCTTTTCTTTTAGCCTCTAAAGCATCTATAGTTTTTTGGGTATTCTGAATTTCATCAGCGCTCTGTCTTTTTTGCAAATCGCCATAATAGTTAATAGCCTCATCTAAATCAAAAATGCTATTAAGTGTAGATATATCTCCTGGCTTCTTTAAATCACTTTGTATATCATCCCATTTCTTTTTAAGATCGTCAAGTGCATTGATCTGGAGTTGTATTTTTGTTCTTTCTGCGGCCGTTGCTGTAGTAAGGGCCTCGTTGTAGTATGATAATTCTTGATTTAATTGTTCATAAGTCTTAATAGATTCTATCGGTATCGTCGTGTGACCGCTTCTTTCCATTTGCTTACGCAAATCTTCTAACCGCTTAATCTCCGTATCAATGGCGTATATAGACTCTGTATTGGCTGACTCACGTAGCGATTGTTGGTACTTAATTTCATTATCAACGTCTTGCAAGGTTTTTAATTCTGTCGGACGTTCCATAGAAGCTCTTAATAATTCTAAACGCTTAATCTCACTATCTATTCCGGATATAGATTTTTTACTAGCTGTTTCACGCAAAGTCTGCTGATACTTAATTTCATTATCAACATCTTGCAGATTATTTAAAGATAATGGCCTTTCAGCCGCCTTTTGAGCTAGTTCAATAGCTTCCTTTTGTTTTGTCCATTTGGCAATTTTCTCACGGATTATTTTTTGTTCTTCCGTATTTTCTCCGGTAAGCTTTTTCTTATATATATCAATATTCGTTGATAATTGCTCATACGTTTTTGGATCCGCAACAGCAACCCTAGTTTTCTTTTTTGCATTTAGATCCGGTATTTTATCCGAACCCCTAACTTTAAATTTAATATTATTAGATTCTGTAACGGCACTCGATAATTGATTTTTGAGATTCTTAACCCCAGCGTTATTAGATTTTATTTTAGCATTTACTTTATCTAAGTCACTGCTTCCTTTTACTTCTACCGTCGTGTAAATAGGCAGTATTTTACCGTCTCCGGCATTTACCTGTCCTGTTACTATATCTTTCGTTTCTTTTTTTGTACTGTATTTATTTTTATTACCCTCGTTATTATAGATAAGATTATGTGTCTCTTGTTCCTTCTGCGCAATCTGATTAGCTAAAATTCTAGTTTTAGCCTCTAAAACCATTTGTCGGCAGTATGCCTCACTATTTTTTATTAAAGCATTATACCAAGATGCTACACTAGAAAAATACCCCATCGTTTTACCGTAGGTATTATTCATTTCTTCGATAATAGTTTTTTCTTTTTGTTTAGACCCCCTGAAATCTTTAAGTCTTGCTATATCTATCTCTAAAGCTGCTCTCGATTGTTGCAAAGCTTCTGTTTCTGCATTACGAGCGGCTTCAGTATCTTCTATTTTTTTCTTCGCCTTTTCTTCTTCACTCATAAATACCCCAGACGCATCTGCGGCCTTATTACTAGAGTTAACAAAATATTCAATCAGCATTGTAACTCCAGCTATGGCCGCACCTACTCCTGTAGATATCATTAATCCTCTGAGCGCAATTTTAAAAGCCGTAGCTGTAAAAGCCCCAGATGTCATAGCAGCCGAAAAAATACGAGTAACTACAGCAGTTTGAGATGTACGCAAACCTAATAATATCATACTTACACTAGCGGCTTTATTTTTAAGGTCCCAAGCAGTAGTTGAAAAAATAAGGGCCTTAATACCCGCTGATAATTTAATAACGGCTCCTAAAGCGATTGCGGACTGAGCTGCCATCGTAACAAATGGCAAGCCACCCTGCACCAGGCTTCCTAACTTATTTTTTATACCTGATATTTGATTTTCTAATTGTTTCTGCTTTCCTATGTCGGTCTTACCTAATTCGGCATTCATATTACCGACATTATCCGTAATAATCTGAGCCAACATAGCCGCACGCTGACTTTCATCGCCATACTTCATTACATGATCCTGAGCGTCGGTAAAAGTAATACCTACACGACGTAATGCTGTTGTCTGACCCTGCATGGCTTTACCCAGCATATTACCGGCTGCATAGGCATCCTCTTGTGAAGCTTCTAAACCTCTTTGCTGCGCTATAAGATTATTCATAGCTGGTATCAAGGTTTCTAAACTCTTTCTTTGATTTAAAAAGGTCGCTAACTGCTGAGCTCCTCTTTTCTGAACTGTTCCACCTATAACACCTAGGTCCTTCTGCGCACTAATAAGATCTCTGATACTTTGTATATCAGCATCATTTGCATTCATACGCTGGTGCATTACCGTTATCAATTGCGTATCAGCCTGCTTTGCCGCGGTATAACCGGCTGTTAAGTCTTTCATAGTAGCCTGCAATTGCACTAAACTACTTTGCATCTGATCAATACCAGTAGCTAAGGCAGCAAAATTAATTGCGTTTGTATTGAATTTCTGTGCCTCCATCAAGGTAGAACTCAAGACCTTCTTTAAGCCGTCAGCGTCGTTGGCTAACTGCTTAAATCCCTTTCCGTCTCCGTCGAGCTTAAACGTTATTGATATGGTGCTTTTACCGGCCATTGTAATAATTTTTATATTGTCTTACCTAACTTATTAAGTATCTTATCCATCCGTTCACGTTTCTCTTTCGATGTCATTTGCTTAGATTCTGCGATACCGAATGTCTTTTTATCCCAGGCAAAAGGTAATAGTTTTTGCGCTGTAATTTTTTGTTTAACATGCGGCTGTATAGTAATCGTTGCTAATAAACGTATACGTTCCCAATTTTCTTTATATTCGGCATCGCGAGTTTCTTGCCAAGCCTTGCAAACTGCTTCAAACTCTTCGGGCGTACATTTGCAAAAATCTTCGTATGAGATATGGACACGACCCAACGCGATGCCTAATAATTCAATTATTTCAAAGGGCTTTTTTTTTGTCCCTTATTTTTATCTTCAGTTTCTGATTTCTGTGCTGATTCTTGTATAGCCTGACTCCATACTGTCATATCTTCCGGTGAAATACTATCCGCGAAATCTATTATAGATAGATTAAAATCGACACCGTCATGTTTACACGCAGATACTATACAACACCACAAGTAAATACACAAATCGCTAAATCCACCATCGATGTCTGTGACTTCTTTGCCGGTTTCATTTTTAAAACGAAGCATAGCCCCCATAGTTGGCCTACAAGGGTATGCTTTTCCGTCAATAGTTATTTCTATTTTCATCATAGTCTTATGGTGCTACTACTGTATTTTCCGTGATAGCCGTTTCATCCAATGTATCAGGCTCTCCGTCATTGTCAAGTGAAATACTATAAGTGCTATCATCCTGAGCAGGATCAACACGCTCCAGAGATGCGATAACGAAGTTGCCTACAAGATAAGGCTTATCGCTATTTTCTCTTTCCATACATTTTACCTCTATGCTCTTTCCGGCTTTCCAGGCTACGAATAATTCCTTATACCCGGCTTCGGTTTCGTCGTAGAAGTTAAGACCTTCTGCGGAAATAGAAATACTAAGGCCTGTAACGCCCTTGCCCTTCCATAGTCCAGCGGAAATACCCTTATTAGCTACCGGTTTTACGGCGCGGTCTTTCGTTTCAGAACTAAGAGTAGTAGTATGTGTGGTACAGTGCCCGCAAGCTTTCCCCGCTAGGTACAGTAGCATATCACTACCGTTACAATAACCTGATTTTGTTGTACTCATTTTTTTAATTTTTAATTTTTATATTTTAACACTGAACACTAATTGCTGTACGTAGGCATCATCTTGCCAAGCTTCTTCGCTATCACTAAGTGTGCAGCTACGCATAGTCAAGCCATCTAATTCTCCTTGCGCATAATCTAAAGAAGCTCTTACCGCTTCTGCCATTTCTACGCCATCTTTATATTTATCAGTAAAGCATAAAACTTCTATCTGTACGGTGTCTGCGCCGGGTTGCTTTGTCTTGTTCGGATTATGTTCTAAAGACGTACGTCTATATAATATATAGGGCAATACCGCTGTATCAGTAGCGACAGGAAATATGTTTGTAGTTATATTCCTAACGATCTCATCCTCTAATAGTATTGCACGTATAATACTACCTGCGCTTAATGATGTTTTTTTACTTGCAACCATACTTTTCAGCTATCTTTTGTACATTATTAATAACTTCATTCTGTAGATTCTCCGTTACGCTATCTCTTACATCAGAAAGAGTTTGACGCATAAATCCGTATCGTTTCATCCTACCCGTAGCGTGCCCTTTTCTTGCACGCATATAGATCTTTGTTTTACTTTTTGTTTGCCTAGGCGCAGTTCCTTCTTCTGCCCAGATAAGTATTGGCTTTTTAAGACCCTGGCGGTTTTTATGAAATCCGTAATCTTTACCACCACTCTTAGTAGCTTTCTTAGTACCTATAGTAACACGAAAACCAGAAGTACGTTTAAAGACAATAGCCCTAACTCCGCTTTCCATATCCTTATCGGTTCGGATGCTTCCGCGCAGATTGTTTAATGCCGTCTTACGCACTTGGTTTGCTTCTCTCCGAAAAGCCCCTTTA